GCCGCTACGCCTGTAACAGATACATTCGAAGCTGCGTCTACTGTAACTGTACCAACTGCACCAGTGGCCGCTAGGCCCGCTACAGATACGTCCGAAGCTGCGTCTACTGTGACAGAGCCAACTGCACTTGTTGCCGCTACGCCTGTAACAGCAAGAACCTGATCGGTTTGTACCGAGGCAGAACCAACTTCACTCGTAGCGGAGACACCGGATACAACTACAAGTAAGCCTGTTTTTACATCGATAGTACCAACTGCACCAGTGGCCGCTACGCCTGTAACAGATACATTCGAAGCTGCGTCTACTGTAACTGTACCAACTGCACCAGTGGCCGCTAGGCCCGCTACAGATACGTCCGAAGCTGCGTCTACTGTGACAGAGCCAACTGCACCAGTGGCCGCTAAGCCCGCTACAGATAATACCTGTTCTGTAGATACAGAAACTGATCCTACAGAAGTTGTAGCGGTTACGCCTGTAACAGATACGTCCGAAGCTGCGTCTACTGTGACAGAACCAATGCCCGTAGTTGCAGATACCCCAGAAACTGTTACGGGGAGGGTGGAACCCCAAGCACCCTCACCCCAACTTCCACGACTCCAACCGTTTAGATCAGAGTTAGGTAGGCTGCTACCCCAACCACCGTCGCCCCAACTTCCACGACCCCAACCACCTAGATAGGACATGGAGCAAACATCTTAGCTAGGCTATACGGATAATAGCGTTGCTTGCGTCTGCTGTGGGGAACTGAATAGTGAAGTCACCCGCAGTTGATGTCTTATCCCCGCCAAAGGCCAGCACAACAACAGACGGATCACCGGACGCGGTGTCGTTATAAATCAAGGCACCGTTTGCCGTGACTGTCGCGTTAGAGAACGTGAGGTCCGCAAAGTCCGTTAGAGCCGTTGTGCCGCTAGTAGTAGGCGTAACATTAGTCAGTGCTGCCCCGCCTGCGGTGTAGTTCGTACCGCTCGCCTCATTCGTGGCAGAGTACGCGGTAGTTGCGGCACCCAGCGTTGCGGAACTCGTATACAGAGCGAGTTTGAACGTGTTACCCGTCGAGGTGGTGAAGTTATGAGTGCCCGTCATCAATTCTTGTTTGAACGACGTACACATCGCCTGCGTAATTGCCATTTTATACCTTCCTTATTAGCTCTGCTAGTTCTGGGTGCCCAGCGTTTACTAGAGCGTTACAAACAGTTGTTCGGTCACCTTTTATAGCCTCTCGCATATAAAAACTCAACGTTTTCTCTAGTTGATCCTTATAAGCAAAGGCTTGGTCTTTTATAACTGCTGGTGCCCCATCTGAAACAGAAATTATTCTGTCGGCACACCGTTTCGCCACTTCTTCGGGTGTAGAGCCTCTATAATTTGTAGTGTGGACTCTAACTCCGTATTCTAGTGCTACATCAGCCTCTAAAGTAAACATAATTATGGCATACCCCTAAGATACAGCCTGTCTAAATTGACCCGAGCGGTAATTATCTTCTCTTAACTTACCATCACCCAAGTTCTTAAGCAATACAATAGACTGCAGGTATAATTTTTCATATAGCGCAACAACATCCGGTTCGCCTTTTAAGAATCGTATGGCTTCAATAAGCGCACCATTCAGTAGCGCAGAGTCAAACTCGTCCCCCAACCAAGTAGTACCGGCGGTGACAATCGACTCAGGATAGTATCCGTAATGCAACTCGGTTGTGTAGTTGCTATCTGGTGTTGGGCCTACCATAAACGCACCATCAGCGAAGTACGCATAATGAACGGGCAAGCCACCGGGAGAGGACGCCGGATACGCCTCACGAATAAAATTAACATCCTTGTTAAGTAAGAAATGATAATCACCACTGCCGTCTACAACCGCTAAAGAGTATGACCACAGAAAGTCGCTTGGCATATCAAGGTAAGTATTACCGCTGGCAAACGTACCGGTTACGTTCCGGCGCAAAGCTGGAAACTGCACAGAGCTATATATCTTCTGCTCGGCCTGTTCCGTGAACATAGCAAGCTGATCGTCTGTGAAAGAAGTTTCACAGATGTCCTGTATATTAGTTTTTAGCTCTGTGTAATTCATAGCTAAGCCATCGGGCCACGGGCCATAATACCTTTAGTGGCTGCTCCGGTCCCACGAACTTTAATACCAGAAGTCTTAACGCCTTCCATGCTACCCTTCGGGCCGTATACTTTCGGCATGTTAGTAGCTTTTGCGGGTGTATTAGATGTCTTCTTCATATCTAACTCCTATTCTGTAGTGACAGTAACAGAACCAACCGAACCTGTCCCCACTAAATTATTTGGTGTCAGGTTAAACGGGTCGTTCATACCTACTGGATCCCAACCAAACTGTATATCCCGACTCGCCGCTAATTCAGCAGAGTCTGGTCGAGGGTCTCTAAGAGCCTGCGGATCATCAACCGGGTACTCACCAAGATGTAACTGTGGATGGTCTGGGTTCCAACATTCAGGACATGCCTTAATATTGCTGTTCCGGCCTTTTACAATAAGTTCCTTAAGTTCTCGTAACTTATACTGAAAACCACAAACATCACATATAGCAAGAGCTTTTTGGGAAGACGCAAACCTCTGCGACATCAGTACACCCTCGACATACGCGGAACAAACCGGACTGCTGCTTTCTCCCTATCTTCGCCAGCGGCTAGGTTAAACTGCTCATCGTACTCAGCCTTGAGCATCTGTGCACGGCCTGATAGTTCCGGCACCTTCATAGCGATCTGATAAGCCAGACCAGCAACAAGGCATGGGAAAAAACGAAAATTCATGTCCGGGGTTTGAACCCCACTTCCAGCATCCTGAACACGACGCATACGCCAATAAACAAACGTGTAGTCATCACTATCTGGCACAGGCCAGACGTTGATCTTAGGGGCGTCACTAAGGCGCTCTATCCAAACCTGAATTGGTCTGCCGGTAGATAACTTATTAGGGATAGAAGAGTAGGTGCTAACGCTAATGCGACTAATATTGAGGTCCGACTGTGTGGTGGCGTTACCAGCATTGGTCCGAATAACCTGCTCTAGTAGGTCAATGGTGTCGGCGGGCAGAGTGTACTCGCTTGTACCGCTTACGAGGCTAACTGTACCCTCGTCGATAGTCCACATATTGATACCACGGTTCTGCCACTCAATAGTAAGCAGGTTCATGGACCTACGTGCGGTACGTAAATCATAACCTGACCGCATCTCCCGGCCCGCACGTTCCCACGCTTCTTCAGCGATCTCCGTGAAGTCCATATTAAACGCGGTGGTGCCTGAAGTCGTCATTTGCGCTTCCAACTCTCGCGGGCTTTTCTCTTTGCTTTATTAGAGAGTTGCCCGTAATGAAGTAACTTTTTAGACGTATTAGACATGCTTTTACCGGTCATAAGCGTACCATCTGGGTGTTTGTGCATACCACCCCTATGCACTCTACCGTCTGCAAAATAATGTTTAACGCCCTTTGCCATTATGCTTTCCTGTGTCTAGCTGTCTTCTTTGCGATCTTCTTGGGCTGCTTTACGAACTGCTTCCCGGCAGCAGTCCCCCGGCGCTTTGCTCGCGTGGTCGCTGCATACTCCTGCGGAGATAGGGACTTGATGGCCTTCTCCGGCAGATACCGTTCGCCCGTCTCGCTCGACTTCTTGCCTGATTTGGTCCGCCATTTCTGCTTCGTCCAATTCTTTAATGACCGTTGCGACTTCGCTAACCCACCTGATTTATAATACCTACGCATCAGGACTTATAACCGCCGCCAGACTTTTTATACTGTTGGGCCAGCATCTGCGCTTTACGAGCACTCCACTGGCCCGGATTACCACCTTTACCACCGGCTTTAATACGCTCAAAAATCTGTTTACGCATACCGGGCTTCGTATAGTTACCCGCTTCGTTTACACGGCTCTTTGGCTTCTTAGAAGATACACTACCGCCAGCTTTATACATACTATAGCCGCAGCCATCTTTCCGGTAGTACTTACGCATTACGCGCCCTTCATCGTAACCATTTTAGCAGGGCGAACACCCTTCATGGCCTTACCAGCGCCACGGACTTTAGGCTTGCTGGCCTTCTTAGCCTTAACCTTGCCGCCCTTTTTGTAGCCTTTAATCTCTTTTCGTGCCTTCATACGTCCAGTGTCGAAATCATTATCGATACCAATAGCACTAGCGCCAGAACGTATAGCATCGCCTATATTATCCGTAGCCTTATCAAGAAATCGGTTCGCACGTCCCTCAAAGCCGGGCTTTTCGTTATTAGCCACCTCCCTAGCCATCTGGCTAGAAGCACGCTCATAACCTATTTGTTCACGTCGAGCACGCAGTTTGGCTTCCGCCTTCTCACGGGCCTTTCGCGCCTTTTCTCGCGCTGCTTCACGGCGCTGTTTTGCTGCCGCCCGGCCATCGCCCCGCGATTTACGGAAGTCATCTCTGTTTTGATTGCGTTGCCGCTGATTCTGTTTTGCCTGTTCAGCTTTCTCAGCCGCCGTCATTTTCATACGATATGCCATAGTTAAGCACCTTTCATTTTAATCATTTTGGCCGGACGCACGCCGCGCTTAGCCATACCACAACCACGGACCTTACCGCCCTTGTTGTAGCCCTTGATCTTACCACCACCCATCTTCTTGACGGGCTTCTTTGGGGGTTTGGGTTTACGTTTGGGCCGGGGGGTATCGTCAGGTATACCGCGAGTAATCTCGTCGCCCGGAGCACCGCCAACACCACCAATTATATCGCCCTCGGCGTACTTCATGACCTTGCCGCCGCCCATCATCTTACCTTTGCCGTCAGCAGCATAGAACGGCACCATCTTGCCGTCCTTCTCAACCATGTCTAGCTTACCACCACCGGCATAGCGCTTCATCATGCCGCCGCCCATATAGTTCTTAGACTTCTTCATAAATTCTTCTCCAACAGATTGAGGTACGCCAACCTTGTTAGCGAACTTTGAGTTGTTAGCCACCGCAGCCATAAACCGCTTTTGTTTCTGTGACTTAGCAGGCATCAGCAGTTCCATTTCCGTAGACTTTTATTGATACGGCTGTTTGGATCGTTCGCTGTTTTTGCGCTGGTGTTGCGCTTTTTCATACCCTGCATACGCGCACAGAAAGACTTGCGGCGATTAGCTGCCTTAGAACCCTTCTTAAGTTTGCTTGGTTTAGTTGTTACAGCAGTTTTAAGTTTACTACCGGGGTTTTCCCTCCGGTAGCTAGCAACACCTTTCTTGTTAAGACCGCCAGAGGGGT